CGCCGTGCCTTCCCCTCCTGACCGCCTGTAGGGTTTGCCGCGTATCCGTCCTGATCCTACGATGGCGCGAAGTTCCACGGCGCACGCGCGCCATAACAGGACGTAGATCGTTCATGGCAATCGCTCCGATTGGCCCCTTCGCCGGCATCAACAATCGCCTACCCGACCACAAGCTCGGCATTGTGTCGCGCGGTCAAAAGGCCGGCGACTATCTGCGCAACGCGGTCAATGTCGATCTGACCGCAGCCGGAACGCTGCAACGGCGCAAAGGGACCACGCTTGCACTCGCGGGCGCGGACTGCCATAGCCTGTGGGCGGACGAGCAGGGCGCGTACTTCGTGGATGGCGGCGACCTGAAGACCTTTCCGGCTGGCGAGGTCGTGCGCAGCGGGCTGACTCCGGGGCGGCGCGTGAGCTTTGCCCGCTTCGCCAATGGGGATCTGTACTGGAGTAACGGTGTCGTTCTTGAACGCATCCGTGACGGCGTGAGCGAGACTGCCGGGCTTCCGGTCCCGGATGCCGCTCCATCGGTCGCAGGGGCTTCTGGCGGCGCACTCCCTGCCGGCTGGTATCAGGTGGCAATCACCCTCGAATCTCCGGACGGCGAAGAGTCTGGATCGTCCTGGCCGGTTGCTGTGCAAGTCTCGGAGAATGGGGTGTTGGAAGTCTCTACGCTTCCTGCCGGGACAAAACGCATCTACGTGTCGCCCTGCAACGGCGACGTGCTGTTTCATGCCGTCACCACGACTGCATCCACCTACCGATTCCCGGTAACGCCACAGCAGGGGGCGCAACTGCAAACGCTCGGCTTTCTCCCCATGCCTGCCGGCTCCATCGTTCGCGTACATAATGGCCGGCTGCTGACCGCAGACCGCAACGGGCTGTATTACTCCGAGCCCTACGCGCCAACGTGGCACAACCCGCTGCGGGGATACATCCCATTGCCGGGCATCACCCTTGTGGAGCCAATGCAGGCAGGCGTTTACATCACAACGGCCGATCGCACGTACTGGCTGGCCGGCGCGGATATCGCAGGGGATGCGGCGCTAGTTGATCTGCTTCCCTACGGCGCCGCGGCAGGGTCGAGCACGCGAATAAACAACGCCCTTGATGTGGCGTGGTATTCGCAGCGCGGGATTGTCATCGGCTCGCGGGACGGGCAGGTCAAGAACATGCAGGAAGACACGACGGCGACCGAGAAGGCGTCCAGAGCGGCAATGCTGTACCGGGAGCAAGACGGGATGAGGCAATTGGTGTCGTCCCTGTTTGGGGCAGAAGCAACCGTCGCCGCAGCCTCCACGTATTTTGAAGCCGAATTGGTCCGCAAGGAAAACATGCTGTGAGGCGGCAAGCATGATTATTGAACTTGGAATCAAGTGCTACAACAACTTTCCAGGAATTCCGAGATATTTTGAGTTCATGGAAATGTTGGTTTCAAATTTTTCACCTGGGTCTGCACAGTATTTTTACGCCTCAGATATTGCATATGAAGAAGGGTCAATTACCGGTGAAACATGGACCCCATGGTTTTATGTTGACATAGAGCCGTCCATTAATAATCAAATACGCATTTCATATGCGGATTTTAAAAGGGCTTGGTATCCGAAAAGCCTATTCCCAACTTCAACTGGGAAATTGCAGAGCTGTATATCAAAACACTTGGCGAAGCCGTGAAAATAGCGGACATGCCTGGGCAATATTACGATGGCGCCGGAGTTGGGCTAGGTCCTGTCACCATAAATCTTGCGCCGCCGATTACGCCGGAGTTTTGGACCGGGTTCGCCAACACCTACGAAATACCGTAATACACATGGAGATTCCCGCTGTGAATGAGATCACGAAAAGCGGCTTTACCTACACCGTCGAGACCGTCCGTCGAAAAACGGGCGAAGTTGTCGAGCGCGAAACGATCCACAACATCATGCCAGCACAAGGGCGCAATCACGCGCTGGATGTGCTGCTCAACGGCGCGACCCCTGTAACCGCGTGGTATCTCGTGCCCTATGGGAACGACTACGCCCCCCAGGACACGGACACCGCCGCGACATTCATCGGGCTCGCGGGCGAGTTGACCAACTACACCGGATCGACCCGGATTGCGATCAACACCGCGGCAGCTTCTGGCGGAGTGGTAAGCAATTCTGCGAACCGTGCGGAATTCGAGTTCGACGCCGAGACGACGATTCGCGGCCTTGCGCTCATCAGCACACCGAGCAAGGGCGCGGCCTCCGGCATCCTCTTGTCGGCTGTCCGCCTCGCCTCGCCGAAAACCCCGGACCCTGATTTTCTTCTGCGCGTGCTGGCCGTCATCGACCTGCAATCCGCGTAATCCACCGAAGGAGCAATACCCATGGCAATCAAGACCTCGACCGGCCTGCGCAATGCGATGCTCGCCACCGGCTCGGCAAAAGCTGCGCTGGACGGCGGCCGGATCGACATTTACGCGGGCACAGCCCCGGCTTCTGCGGACGATGCTGTCGGCGGCGCGACCCTGCTCTGCACGGTCACGCTCAACAGCACCGGAACCGGCATCCTGTTCGATACTGCCGCCGTCAACGGCGTTCTGGCGAAGAAGCCATCCGAGACGTGGAGCGGGGCCATTGCCACCACCGGGACTGCTGCGTGGTATCGCCATGTCGCCGCGGCAGACGATGGCACGCTTTCGACCACCGCCCCCCGCCTTCAAGGAACGGTTGCCCTGATTGGCGCCGACCTGAACATCGACCCGAATTTCATCAGTGGGCAAACGAAGGTGATCGAGCACTACGTCATCGCGCTGCCAACGGCGTAAGGAGGGACCATGGCTCGGCTGGGGGTTCGACTAATCCGCACGTTCAAGGATGGGGCGTCCTCGAGCTTTTCGCAATTCGTTACGCCAGGTGCGACGTTCATGTTCACGGACGTGTATGCAGAAGATGGCAGCGCGGCCCTTGTGGGCATTTCGCTGAATGCCGTGCCTAGCGCAACGACCTGGACGATCTGGTTCAACGAAAAGCCGGGGCAGGACACTGCAGGGTCGTTCACCGTGTTTGGCGGCTCGAACGACTACGACTCATTCCCTCATACCGTGCAGATCCTGCAGGACTGCGCGGGCGACGGGGTAGGGACGGTAATCGCAGAGATCTCGCCCACTTCCTTGGTGGACGGCGGAATGTTCCCGCTGTTTTTTCCGAACAGCATCCCCATCGACCCGTTCCCCTCCTGTGCGCCTCCGGTAACTCCGGAGTTCTGGACCGCGTTCGTTAACACCTACGAGATACCGTGAGCAAGTACCCGAAATCCTGGCAAGTAGGAGGGCATCCAGTCGCCGAAGCTAAGGTGAGGCAGCTCAAAAAGCACGACTCGCCATGGCTTCGCGCGGCCGGCGCAGGGTGGGTTGCGGAGAAGCAAGGGCCAAGATCGAACGTGAAGGTGCAGGGCGGCGGCGCGTGGTTCTGCGTCGGCTACGAAACCCCGTCCGACCTTTCCGAAGGCGTGGTAATGCGCTCCACGAATTACGATCGCCTGTTCATCAAGGCGGGCGTGCAGGATTACGCACTCGAAGCCATCGCAGACCCCGGTAGCGCCGGAACAATGCCCATCCGAGCCGTTTCCCCGGCAAGCACTCTATCAGGGTGGTGGCTTACGTTCACGGAGCGTATTGAAGGTTTGCGGTTTCGGTTTTCGTTGCGGTCTTCTCTTTTCGGCGGAACGTGGCGCGAACGGCTATCCGTTATCGCGTCGGTCGATGAATACCGGCGCAAGGTCGCAAGTATTGCAGGCGGGACCGTCGCGCGTGAAGACGGGACCGTCGCGCGTGGGTTTCTGAATCTTTGGTATGGACTTCAGCAGCCTGCAGGTTACATTTCGAACGACGGTGGGAAATCGTGGTCCTATATTGAATTTGGCAAGCCGGAGTTTATCCAGGGGGTTCCGGGCTTGAGCCTCGTTGCGCCCATGCTCGCCTTTGCGATCGTTCCGGTGTATGTGTATTGGCGGCCGAGCTCCCCGCTGCCCAACAATACCAGCGCGCGCGAGTCTTATCTATGCACGATCGACCTCGAATCCGCAGCGGTGGATGAGATTCCGGCCGGCGACTTGCTCGACCTGGACGAGGCGCTTTTCCCGGACTTCGGCGCGGTGGTCTCGCTCATTCCATCCGAGGATGAAGTCAATGCCCGGCTGGCTACGCTGGCCGATCAGGTTTCCATGGTGCGGCTGGTGACCGGCGAGGTGATGGCCGTAGCCCCGGCCCGCTATTACGACGCGGACGGTGCCGCAAATTTCCGGGTTGCGCTGTTCATCGGAACCGCTGCCGGGGGGTTTGCCCGAATCGGGGAGATCAACGGCACGGCGCGCAGTTGCTATGGCTTCCCGACGCCATTGATGTTGGTTGGCGAGACCCCCGTCATGAAGCTGCTGCCGGACAACGTGGAAGGCCAAGCCGAGCCTTTCGAGCCGCCGAGACTCGTTGTATGGGCACCAGACGGGCGCAGCTTCACCACGAAGGCGCTGCCGTTCCCGCAGCACCTGTGCGGGGAACTGACCGTGATCGGCCCAAGCGAATTCGGCATCACTGCCTACACGATCGAAGAAGAAGTCGGCGCATATCGGTTTTTCACGACCAGAGACTTTGGGGATACCTGGGTGCCGAAATCCACCATCAACAAAGACGCTCCGTCGCCCTCCGATGTTTCAGAAAACCAGATGATCAACTTTTCAAAAGTGACGTACGTTCGGGATGAAGACGGCCGCCCGGCGAATTTGACACCTGGGGCACGCTGGCAAAGCGACGGGCGATTGACCCCTCCGTGGGAGGAATGACCCGTGCAGAATACGCTGTATAAGGAATTCAAACGATCCTATGTGCGCGGATCTCCGGGCGTTGCAGGAGACCCCGGTCGCCCGTACATGCCCGCTCGTACCGTGTATCAAACGCGGACGGTTTGCCAGTACGTCCCCGATCAAATCCAGTTGATCGGCCTTGCTGAAAGCTCCAATCGTGCGGGCGCCACGGATCGCTACTATGTGACCTCGTACACTTACGTGTGCACCGAAGAGTCGTATCCGGTCTATATCCCCGAGCAGAGCTACATTCCACCCACTCCGCCCGTGGCGGCGATCCCGTCGCAGACGATTATCGACTACCAGATCGGATGGACCGGCAAGGCGCGGTCCATTGCGGAAAAGGTTGGCGGAGCCTCCGCACGATTCACGATCCCGAGAGCCACGACCGGCGCAGTCGTCGGGCTGAACTCAAGCTACCAGGAGTCCGGATATCGAGATATCCGGTGGGCGTGGTTCGTCGCCAATGGCATTGCCAGCGTGATGGAATCGGGCGTGGTTCTACACCAGTACGGTAGCGTCACCGAGAGCAACGAACTTCGCGTGGATGTGACCTCGGTCGGCGCGCGGTACTACGTGGATGATGCGCTCATCTACCAGACCGACACGAAAAGCGACGGCCTGCTGTTTATGGATGCTGCGCTCTACACGGCAGGCGACCTTGTGGACGCTCCTTCGCTGATCGGCATTGCCGCGAGCTACGGGGAAATGCTCCCGATGATCGGCGCAGGCGGCGACGGTGCGGCGCGTGGATATGGTGCCATGCTGCCGATGATCGGCGCGGGCGGGTATGCAATTTCCGCAGATGGGGTAAGCCCGGTCACTTCCGCTTCTTTCGGCGAAATGCTGCCGATGATTGGCGTCGGATCGGATCGAGCCTACGCCTTTGGCTACTCTGAAATGCTCCCGATGACCGGGTACGGGTCGGGCGATGAAGTCGATGCCCCCACCTTTGCGGTTGGCGAAGGGATCATGGTCATGATGACCGGATACGGTACGGGCTACACGATCGACTATGGAAGCAGCGAAGGATCAATGCTTCCGATGATCGGTCTTGGGGCGGATCGGGATTACGCATCGGGGGTTGGCGCCATGCTCCCGATGGTGGGCTTTGGCAAAGGCGCTATTGTCGGCGAGGTGCAATTCCCATCCACTGCCGCGGGAAGCAGCACGATTCAGCTTTCCGGCAACATGCTCGCAGTTTTCGATTCCGCGCTCTCCGGCGCGGTGCTGTTGCAGTTCAGTGGCGGCGAAATCAGTGCTGAAATCTTGTCGGAGGCAATCGGCGCGGTCGCGTTGAGCCTATCCGGGACGATTGGGGCCACGCTGTCTCAGGCGCTGATCGCCTCTGCCGAGATCCCCGACAATGGCACGGTCGCAACGTGGGTGCTGAACACGGAAAACAACGGCTCCACCCGATACGAGGGGTATGACTTCGGCGGGTTTGCGGTGATCGGTGGCGTGTATTACGGGTGCCGGGAAGACGGAATCTACGCGCTGGACGGGGATGACGATGCCGGCACTCCGATTCAGGCGATGGTGAGTTTCGGCAAGCAGGACTTCGGCACGTCGGCACTCAAGCGCATCAGCAATGCATACGTCGGCGTGAGTTCCGCAGGCAAGCTGGTATTGCGCGTGATCGCAGAGGGGCAGACGTATGACTATGTAGCCCGAGACTCCAGCGAGCACCTGCAAACGCAGCGCTTCGACACGGGGCGCGGGCTCCGGGTGAATCAACTGGAATTCGAGCTGTACAACCAAGGAGGGGATGACTTCGAGCTTTCGAGTGTCGAATTTGTCATCTTGCCGACCGGGAGGAAAATCGGATGAGCGCAGAACAGCTTGTTGAAGACATCATCAACCTTGCATTGGAAACGGGCAAGGAGAAGGCCGAACTGGCAAACCAATATTCAGACCGCGCGGTTACTGCTGCGCTGGGGTGGTCCACGCCTGGGTACGCTGGTTTTGAATTCACGCCAAAGGCGATTGAGCCAAACGTCCTTATCCCGAACACTGCATCCGGCGTAGACGGCGCGCTGTATGACGCAACCTACGCCCGGATCATTGACGACTTGTCGGGTACGTTTGCGGAGTTCTTCTCCACCTACTTTCCGAACGAATGCGACTCCCTGCGGAACGCGCAGGAACGACTGTGCGACATGTTGGCCGGCGAAGTAGGCATCCCGTCGCCGGTCGAGGATCAAATCTGGCAACGGGACCGGGCGCGAGTGCTGGCCGACGTGAATCGGGCGCGCGATGAGGTGCTGGGCACGTTTGCAGCGCGAGGATTCCCGCTTCCTCCGGGGGCTGCAGCGCACGCCGTCCGTCTTGCGCAGGCGGACGCAAACGACAAGATCGCAATGCAGTCGCGCGACGTGGCGATCAAGCACGTCGACATCCTGATCGAGAACATCAAATTTGCCGTTCAAAATGCGCTGGATTACCGCATGAAGTGCATCCAGGCCGCGGCGGACTACATCAGGATTCTTGCCGTTGGGCCGGAGATTGCCGCACGACTGGCGACCTCTGCTGCGGACGCCCAAGCGCAGCTTATCTCTGCCGCAGGGGGGTACTACCGGAACCGCATCGCAGTCGAAGAGTTGAAGCTTGACGCTGCGAAGGTCAATGCGACCTTGCGCAACGAGATCTCCATCGAGGGCAGCCGGAACG